GGTTGGTTTGTCTATTGGTTTTATTGAGTGGCTGGTTGGTTTGTGTATTGGTTTTATTGAGTGGCTGGTTGGTTGTTGTATTTCTCGTTTTTGTATTAAAATTGCCTCTGTTGGCTGTTTTATTTTTTATCGATTTTGTATTGGAAGGTCGTTTTCTTGAAGGTTTATTGTTTCTTGTCATATAATGACCAACCCCATATAATATTCCCAATCCAATAACTCCATTTACAATATCCATATATAAACAAAATATTATGTATATGTTTGTCTCTTTAACATTTATCGCATCCTTTCTTGAACGATTCTTTTATCCGAAGTAATAAAATGGGATAAAACGACTAAAATAGTAGAGCTTCTTTAAATTGAATTAAATATATATAATCATAAATATTATGGATCATCTTTATAAGGAATTTGAAACAATCCGCGACAATTATGTCAGTTTACCAGAAACGAATTCTTTAAATACATTAAAAAATGTGTATAGTGAACATAGTAAATTGGTTCATTCCATTATGGATTATTTTATAAAATTAATTAAAAAAAATATTCACAAACCAATTGATATAGTCGTTGAAATCATTCAAGTACGTATCGCTTTTTACGAGTTGGATGAAAATAAGCAAACCATACTTCGATGCAAAGATATTGTGTTTGATTATTTTATAGAAAACCATATATTTAACGAACTATATGATTCATTTAGACAAACTGACCTATCGAATGAAACGCAAACCGACGCATCTTTTATACCTAGAATCAATCAAATCGAAGCATTTAAATTGATAGATAAAAAAATCGAAACAGGCATACATTGTCAAGCGACCGGATGCGGCAAATCCTATATTATCTTATATTATATTCAATCTATACAAAATAAATATGGAAACAATAGCAATGCTATATTGTTTACAGAACGTATTGATATTTTACGAGATATGTTTGGGTTAGATAACGATATTGTACATCATAATAAAATACAACAATGGAAAAAAATGGGCATCGTAGACTTGACGAATACGAAGATTATAAACGCTGTCACTAATAAAAACAGGAATTGGGTAAACGAATTTGACGATACACAACCGTGTTTATTATTGATTAATCGGTCTTATTTAACAACAAGCGACTATAAACATTTAGAGAAAATTCATTTGATTTTGCACGACGAATGCCATAATACGCCAAGTATAAATTGTTATGATTTTCTGAGTTTTATGAAAAGAAAAGAAATCCCCATAGTAGGGTTTAGCGCCACACCCTTAAGGAGTGGTTTAAATGAAATCGCGAAAATTAAACATATATATAGCGTGAACAATCAAATAAATTTGCTAACCGATTATAACATGGTGTATTCCATATCAAAAAAATTAATTTTAGCACCCGAATTTTATTGGTATTATTACGACAAAGATGTGGAAGATTCTATAATGAAAGAATTGATACAAATTTTACCACAATTATTTTATAAGAAAATCATTATTTGGTGCCAAACCATTCATAATACAAAATCGTGGATGAAAAAATTCCAAACCTACGTTGGCACCCGTAATGAATTAGTTGGATTCAGCTTGTATATGGATACAAGCGATAATCATACAAGCGATTATCAATCCTTTTATAAGTCAAACGGTAATTCTATATTGTTTTGTGCCGTAAAACATCGAGAAGGGAGTGACATTCCTTTTTTGGATGCTTGCTTGTTTGCGGATAAAGTAAAAAATAGAGGCATCATCCCATTTATCCAATCGATTGGGCGGGTATTAAGAATTGCTCCAAATAAAACAAAGGGAGTTATTTTGGAAGGGATCACTAAAACGAAAGATTATTATCACGACATAAGTACCAAAATTATAGATTACTATTGTTCTATGTATAATTCGTCAAATGACAATGTAACCAGAATAACCAAATTGAAGGAATTGTTGAGGCATTTAACCTTTCACGAAGAATCTAAAAAAATATTTATGCATATTAGCGACGACGATAAGATTTGTATTCATGTAGAAGAACTACGTTGGAACCAGATTGAAACAAAAATCAAATCAAATATAAGAGAAAAGATTAAAACCTTAGAAATTGAACATAAAGAAGTCCTATATACGCATTCTAAAATTCTAGAATGTAAAATAAATAGCACCCTCATGACACAATTAAGTTATAAAAAAGCAATTGAACATATTTATACCGACGTGATCAATGATTATGATATTTTAAAACTTACATCTGGTGTAAAAAAAGGAGAAGAATTTTATGGAAAAAATGGCTTTTATAAACTTGTTCTAAAAAACGGCGATAATATTTGTGTCCAACTGAAATCGGCAAATACACTTATGTCCGAAATAAAAGAGAAATGCCTGAAACACCAAATTTCTTTATATATGAAAATTAGGTTAAAAGATAATACTATAATTGAAATAAACCTATTAAATAGTATTATGTATACTTTATAATGGATCAAATAGATAAATATTTTTTATGTGATGACAACTATGATACACTAGTTCATTTATATGAAGACAAAGAAGATTATGACATAGATTTTCAGTTTTTTTCAGAACATATAATCCAAACAAAAAATAACGTAAAGCAACGTTTTAACCAAACAGAATTTCGTGAAGAACTTATCAAAAGATATAAGTGTTGCGTTGTAAGTGGTTTTGGTGATGTAGACGAATTAGAAGCGTGCCATATTGTACCATATACGTCTTTAAATACGCATATACACAACGGAATATTATTGAATCGAATGATACACAAAACATTTGATAAATATTTATGGAGCATTCATCCAGAGACGTTTTGCGTAGAAGTCTCCGAACATATTCATAAGGATTCTTCTATTATGCTTTTTAAAGGAAAAACGATTTCGATTGACACAGGTTCTATTTATTATTTAAAGCAACATTATTCTAAATTTTGTCTGAATCGTTAAATGCAACATAAACCACTAGGATGAAAGAATTCTACGAAGACGGCGCACTTTGCTATGAAGGACAATAACTTGTCTCACGGGCAAGGAAAATGATAACGGAATGGACAATGGGAAAAGGATATGCTTCGTGATAAATATAATCATAAATGAATCGTTATGAGGTTCAAACCAACCGGGTTTGTAAACCCGATATCCGAACTCGCGGGTTTTCTGAAAAGTAAAAGGTTCTATGGCTCGCGCTGAAGTGACGAAGGAAATGACTGCGTATATCCAGCAGAATGCATCTCTAAAAAAACTACTCAATCTAAGTGCTTCTGATGAGCCCTCATTTTAAAGTAAACTTGGTGATTTCATAGTTATTCTTCAAATGTGTTTATAATAAAATTGATTTTTTTTTATAAATCATATAAAACGAATGAGTTACCTAGAGGAAAAAATAAACACTTTTTTCAAAAAGAAGAATGAAATTTTTAAAAAGCCACTTGAAAAAATTATAAAAAGCATGTTAGACAAGTGTAAATATATCAATGGAGAAAGTTTAGAGAGACATAATTGGGGCAATATACCAATAAAATTAAATCATATTCCAAAAAACATTAATTTACCTTCCTTTGAATCCGATTTATTAAACGCGCTTAATTTAGAAGAAAATGAAAAATCAATTGTAGAATTATTATGGGGAGACATACAACTTGGAAAAAGGGTTCAAGCTTGTATAATAATGTGGATTTCGGTTCATATACTACAACGACCTGTTTTATATATTTTCAGGAATTTATCCATCGACCAAAAACAATTACAAGACGACATCGTTGGAACAGAAAATTACAATTTCAATATTCAATTTATTAAAACATTATTCCAAGAATTCAACCATGAACTCCAAGAATATTTTCGGGAAAAAAATGTTGAATATTGGAAAGAGTATAAACTCCCTGAATTAAAAGATATAAATAGCAATGATATTCTTAATAAATTAAGCAATAAAGAGGCAATCAATTCAAATGATATATTCTGTTGTTTAATGAATCTTACTCAATTAGCAAAAATTAATTCAAAGTTTAGTGAATATATTTACTATAATAATGAACTGGTTAATATAACTACATTAGTAGATGAAAGTGATTTAATGTGTCCTACTTCGTCCAATGATAGGTCGAATGATAATGACAAAAAAGATTCTACTGCTTGTGAAATATTACTTGCGAAAATTTACAAAAAAGTAATATACGCATTACATATTACAGGAACCGCGCATTCCTTGTTGTATAACGTAACCACAAGATTGAGAGACAATACAGATATACAAATTAAAATTTCAAAAGTGCATAAAATGAAAAGAACCAATGATTATTTTGGATTATTTAAGAATTCTATAAAATTTGACACTTCGCTTGTTAAATCGTGGTGGGATTATAAAGATGAAGAAAATAATAAAAAAAAAATTAGATATGATTTTGTTCAAGATTATAACGTAAATATAAAAAAAATAATACAAAAAATACTTGAACGACCAACCGTTAAATATAATTCGTTATTGATTAGTGAAGAAAAAATACGTGCAAATCAATTTTACTTAGTGGATAAATTAATGAATGATTTTACAGAATTATTCATTGTAATATATCACGGTAATTGTTTGAGATTATACTTTTCAAAAAAATACGAAAAAGAAATGAAACGTTTGTCATTGTGGGACTCGAAACAATCCACCACTAGCCAAAGATTGTGGCAAGATGGTGGAGTCTATAGGTCATCCATAGACACTGAAAAATATGAAACATTACCGAATCATTATTGCTATTTCAATATTAATACAAAATTATTAAATATAAAATTTATTTATAAATTATTAAGAATTTTGTTTGAAATGAGTACTATCCCGATTCAGAATAAAACAATTATAACCATCACAGGAAAATACGGCGAAAGAGGGTATTCGTTTACAAGCGACGATTACGATCATTATTCATTACATTTAACCGACCAATATTTTGTGTCTCACGCATCCTTAAATTGTACTGATATTTCACAAAGATTGAGATTACAGGGGAAATATGGGGATTTAGAACTTAAAAACGAGTCAATGAAACTTACTTTATGGACGACGAATGAATTACAAGATATAATAGAAAACTTTTATGTAAAATTTATAAAAGAAATAGAAAAATTTATAATGGGGTGTGAACATTGGGAAGAAATCAAAGATTTGTTAGAAAGTATAATTGATAATGGCGATTTTAAGTTTGGAAAATATATGAAATATATTGACGTATCAAAGAAAAGGAAAAATTTAAAACCAATAAAACATTATGACAAGAAATCAAATGGATATAAATTAATTATCATTGATGAGATGAATGATACTGAAATCGCGGATTGGTGTAGAAAAGCAAATTTACCTGAGTATATTTGTATAAACGAAATAGAAGAAATGAATAAAGAGAATTTAAATAATGCTGATAAAAAATGGTATTCGGATTTAAAAGAAATAACAGATTATGATAATGTTTATAGTCAAAAATATACTTTATCATCAAATAGCAGTATTATTTATATGGATAAATTTAAAAAATACATAGATAATAAAAGAATTCCTTCATATAACTCATTAGCAATACAAAATAAATGCGTCGACAAAGAGACAATTGTAATAATTATTGATGATATAAATAACAAAAAATATAAAGCAATATTCTACCCAGAAAAATATTTAATGATTGAAAAAAATATTCATATATGTCCTACAAAAAGTATATTATATAAAGATAGAAATGATAAAATATGGAAATCAAAGATAAAAGAAGAACATACTCACGGATATACGAACGAAGATGATGAAGACGCGTCTGGCTTGCCAAATAAATATTATTGGAAAACTCCTGATGGATGGTTATATTTATATGATAAAGATAAACCTGATATTATTTCATTAAATGTACTCGAACCTTTACCAATTCATAATGTTATACAACCGGTCATTTCAACAGAACCACGTAGTGATATATTGCTATTCGCAAATTCGTGTTGTAAAAAAACAGACAACCTAAATTTAAGATTTGGGTTAAAAGATATATTCAAAATATATGAAACTTGGTGCAAAATAAATGGTAAAACAAGTTTAAAAACACAGAAAAAATTTAAAGAAGAGTTTGAAAAATTGCCTTATAAAGAAACAAGTAAAGGAGTTGATATAACAAACCCTTGTAAGCGAGGTTATAATATTATGGTATCATTATAATGACATAAAAATAACTCATAAATATCATAGTATAAAAGATTATATTATGAATTCATTTCACAAGATAACCATAGTTTAATTGACATAATTATATATATTTACGTTATGATAAATCCGTTGAAAAAAATGATATAAAGTATGAATTATCGCAAATGATTAACATTATTTTTTTATATAATAAATTATCAAAAGAAGGACATATAATATTAAATGATCATAAGTATTATTCGAAAATTATAAAAAATACGAATTAAAAGAAATCCGAATGGAACAAAAACAATTAAGACAATATTTAATTACAAATAAGCAACCTATATGTATATTTTGTGATAAAAAATTGCCACTATGTTTATTAGAAACGGCATAAAACCAAGATGTTTATTAAATATGAATGAAAAAAACAATGAACATGTTGTAGAATTTATGTGCAGATATTGTCATAGTTTATATAATGGATATTTGGCTGTATACAATGGTTTATTACAAGTTTCGCCTTGTATAAATGAATTTGATTTATTTTACAATAAAGACAAATATCTCATTACAATTTACAAAATAAAACATTTTTTATGTTTCATTATAATTATATCTATAAAATGGGAGACAATATTGCTTATAACCAATTTTTCCTACATTCTTCGTTTTGACCGATTGTAAAAATTGAATGCAACATAAACCATAAACAACGTCAATGAAAGAATTCTACGAAGACGGCACGCTTTGCTACGAAGGACAATGGAAGAACGGCTTGTCTCACGGACAAGGCAAATCGTATCATAATAACGGACAACTTTATTATGATGGACAATGGGAAAATAACTTGTCTCACGGACAAGGAAAGTCGTATCGCGAAGATGGAAGTCTTGAATATGACGGACAATGGGAAAATGACAAATATGGACAAGGTAAATCTTTTCGCAAAAATGGAACACTTCTTTACGACGGACAATGGGAAAATGACAAATATGGACAAGGTAAATCTTTTCGCAAAAATGGAACACTTCTTTACGACGGACAATGGAAGAATAATATGTATCACGGAATAGGTAAATATTATCGTCAAGATGGGAAACTTGAATATGACGGTCAATGGGGAAATAATAGGAGAAATGGAGAAGGTAAATGTTATCGTCAAGATGGAACACTTAACTATGACGGACAATGGAAGAATGATATGTATCATGGAGAAGGTAAATGTTATCGTCAAGATGGAACACTTAACTATGACGGACAATGGAAGAATGATATGTATCACGGAGAAGGTAAATGTTATCGTCAAGATGGGAAACTTGAATATGACGGTCAATGGGAAAATACTATGTTTCACGGAGAAGGTAAGTTATATCGGAAAGATGGAACACTTATCTATGATGGAGAATTTAAAAATGATATGTCTCACGGAGAAGGTAAGTTTTATCGGGAAGATGGTTCGCTTCGACGCGACGGACGATGGAAGAATAACACACCTCAAGGATAAGTATCATGAAACATTTAACAAAAAAATGTAATGTTTCACATAGTCCATTTGAAGATAAAAGATTTATTGACTTGTTAAAGATGTAAAATATTTTTTATGGTTCATAACCCATTTTCCTACATTCTATAAACATAAATTTACGTTCTTCGTTTTGAATGATCGTGAATTTTTCCAATAACTTCACCAATTTGTTGACAGGTTTATCTTGTTCGTCCAATTTGTTCCATCGCTTGTATGGTTCGGCTATTAAAAGTGTTCCACCCGTGTCCAATATTCTGTACGCTTCTTGTATGTATTCTTTGCAATTGCTTCCCCACATTGCCAGCGATAATATGACAATATCGACAGAATAATCTTCTAATGGGGTATGTTTGATATCTCTGGAAATTACTGTGTCATTGTCAGAATGATGGTCAAAATTATGAAATTCAAAGCGATTATTCTCTTTAAAATGCTCATTGATTTCTGCCCTCCCGCACCCCAAATCAGCAACTACTTTTCGCTTTTTCCCGGGCAATGTATTCAGATAATGTATCATTTTATTTCTTGGGATATCTTCGGTCGGAAACGAACGTTCGTTTTCTTGCGATATCTTATGATAAGCGTCCCATTGGTCGGGATGCTGATTAAAGTAATCGTGAAGATGTTCGGACGTCATTGTTTTGTATTGTTTATGTAGTTCAGACAACGCACTTTGTGGCGGTGGTTTATGTGACCCTGTTGATATATGCGGTTTTATCTCTGGTTTGGACATGTCTTTTTTATCCCAATACCAATTCGGTATTTTTTCCAATAATTCTATTTGTTCTTGTGATAATTTGCCCTTCTTTTTCTTTTGTCTTTGTTGGTCACACCAACAACCTAAATGAATATCACATTCAGTGTTATAGGATTGTGTAGGCGTATCATTTAATTCTAGTAATAATTTATAATATTTATTCCATATTTTTTCATTATTATAAATCAGATAAATATTATATTTTTCATCGTTTATAAATTCTTTCCAAGTATCGTAAATATTTTCATTTTTCATAGATTTTTGTTTATTAACAAAATTAGTAGTTTGATGCGATAACCATTCTCCTAATTTTTTTTCATTCTTATCCTTTGTTCCCCTATTTGGTTTCATACTATTTTTTGAGATAAATTTCTTTAAATTTTCAAAAGTTTCATACCATTTTTCATTATTATCTATAAAATAAATATTATATTTTTCATCGTTTATAAATTCTTTCCAAGTATCGTAAATATTTTTATTTTTCATAGTATTTTTCTTTCGAATATAATTGTTGTTTTGTGTTACTTTCCATTTACCCAAAAATGATTCATCTTTATCGCTTGATTTTGATGAAGGTGATTTATCTTTACTATCAATAAATATTTTAAAATTATTAAAGTTTTCATACCATATTTCATTATAATTCATGAAATATTTGCTATATATTTCATCATTAATAAATTCACTCCAAGTATCATATATTTCAGTAACTTTCATAGAATATTTATATTTTTTTATACCATAATATTTAATCTGATTTGATACCCATTGACCTAATTTTCGTTCATCATTATCGGATTTTTCTTTTGGGTTAGTTTTATTTATATCCATAAATGCTTTAACTTTATAAAAAGTTTCATACCATTTTTCTGTATTATCCATAAAATATTGACTATATTTTACATCGTTTGTAAATTCTTTCCAAGTATCATATATTTCTATATTTTTCATTGAATGTTTTTTATTTTTATAACTAGATTTTTGAGTTGATACCCACCTAGATAATTTTCGTTCATCATTATCGGATTTTTCTTTTGGGTTAGTTTTATTTATCTCCATAAACGCTTTAACTTTATAAAAAGTTTCATTCCATTTCTTATCATTATAACTCACATTCACATCCAAAATCCCTTGACTAAATGCTTTACTCAAATCAATACTATCTTCTCTAATATTCCACAAAACTTCCAAATCTGGATGCATATGTACGTTGAATAATTTTGGTCGTTTCTTTGGACTGGTTATTTTAGGAATGTTCTCTTTCTTTTTCACAATAGGTGAATAGGTTTTATCTCCAAAATATAGTCGCAATGGTTCGCCGATTGCTTCT